TCAGGAGCATTTCTGATTAACGCCACCGTTAAGAATCCACCCCTCAACAGCTTCACGAAGGTATGATTTGGGGTGGGTTCTGACTGGCTTCGGAAATCCGTGCCGTTTGGTATAGTTCCAGATTGTCTGACGTGATGAAACACCGAGCTTGTTCATCGCTTCTTTCTCAGGAATCAGACTGGTATCGGTCATCTTAATTCTCCAGGCAAAAAGAAACCGCCATATAGCGGCTCTATCAGATATGTACAGGCATCATCGAGTGTGAGGCGGCGTGATTTCATTATTTCCACTCTTCATGTTTGTCAGTGAATGGTTTCTCCATCTCCATCTCTATTAATGCCTTATTCATCTCATTTCGTAACTCTATAGCCATCCTGACGGCTTCAACCTGTGCAGGATGTTGGTTAATTGCTGGAGAATATCGTCGGGAGCGAAGGATTGAGAAAACAAAGATAATGCAAGCAACTATCTGAATTGCATTGCATATTATTGATACAATGTGAATTGCAGCCATCTGCTACCCCCCAATAAAAAACCGCCATCAGGCGGCTTGGTGTTCTTTCAGTTCTTCAATTCGAATATTGGTTACGTCTGCATGCGCTATCTGCGCCCATATCATCCAGTGGTCATAGCAGTCGTTGATGTTCTCCGCTTCGATAACTCTGTTGAATGGTTCTCCATTCCATTCACCTGTGACTCGGAAGTGCATTTATCATCTCCATAAAACAAAACTAGCCGTAGCGAGTTCAGATAAAAGAAAACCCGCACTCGGCTGGTTCGCATTCGTTCAAATTGCGTTTACTTCTTGGCGTTCTGTTCATCCATATCGATATACCATGGGTTGCTTCCCTTGGGCATGTTTAACGACTGCTCGCGATAGTATCTGATGCGCTCCATGAAATACTCGCGTGAGTGCTCAGGTTGCTCTCATGATACCTGCTCAGTGATAACAGGTATGTTAAGGCGCTCTCTGTACTCCATGCCTGATGCTGCAAGGTCAACGTTTACCTTGTTCTGTTTTTCTTTCGATTTCTCGGCGATGTTATGCCTGACATTGTCAACCCGCCTCCTTCTGAACATAACGGTTATAAATCAGTCCCTGAGGGCCATAAGGAAGCGGGATGTGCAACTCCTCTGGTTCAGAAACTATCCATTCCCCGGCCATCTCCGCTGGAGAGGTAATGATAAGTTGTTTGCTAATAAAAGGACCACTCCTCTCAACAACAAGCTTACCATCTTCATTAATAAAAGCTTGGATGTCAGGTGTGATTCCACACTTGGTGATGCAGCGTTTGAACATTTTGTGTCCCCCCATTTTATGTACGGGGTAATTATAACACATTGAAATATAGTAATATTTGACGTAGATTTCTTTTGATCTATAAGCGATTTTTTAATGCTTTTAAGTTATAAATACTTGTTTTCATCACCCATCTTGCTGCGGTGCTACTATTGAAAAGTACTCACACCCTTTAGCCCAAATAGTTTTGATAGTTGTCCAACTGACTGGAACCTTGATTTCGATTCTCCCGCTGCCGTCACAAGTTTCGCAATCATCATCACCAAAGCATTCCGGGCAGCTTATAAACGTAGTTTCTGAAAATTCACCGGATAGCACACCCTTAGCGCCGTTCTCAGCGGTTAGTTTCTTCGGCACTATAACCCAACCATCCGGAGTTACCGGAGAGTTGCCCGATGGCTCGTTCAACTTGCAAGTTTGGCTTACAGGTTTGGCTTCCAGTTCTGCTATGCGCTTTTTTGCTGCTTCCAACTCGCCAAGCAGCGCCAAGACGGTAGCCGGATTGGCTGCGGCGATGAATTCAGCATTGGCCTGCTGTTCCATTTGGAAATCTTCATCGAAACCGCTTTCTGGATGCGCTCCTTCAATTCTGCAAATGGGAAGATATCCAACAACGTCACGATGAATTAGCGCATCATCACAATTAAATCGGCTCTCTCCATATTCGAGCGACCACACACCACACGTTGCTTTCTCTGCCTTTTCACGCAGTGCCTGATAGTCAATCTTGCTCATTGGTCAGCCTCCTGGCGAAACATCATGATTGTCAGATCGCCTTTGGTTGCAAGGCGCACGGTTGTTCCTGGTTCGATGCTGGACAGGTCAAACGCATCGTAAAATTCATTTACTGCTTTTTGTCTACGAGACAGCCTTCTGCGTTTGTCCCATTGCTTTAGCGCAACGGAGATAAACCACTGTCCCGTTTTGAACATGATGAATAACCACCCCATCAGGGCGAGTCCGGTGTTTAGAATGCCCAGAATGCTCATGACTGCACTCCCTTGCGAAGCTGGTCGGCTAACTCGTCACATATGTGCGTCAAAGAGCAAAGTTTGATTGATGGATGTTCTCGCATCATCTCCACACCCTGCGCACGTACTTCAGCCAGAAAAGCGTCGGTGGCTGGGGTTTCCGTGAAGTTGTCCTCCCAACCGTAGTACTCCTGACGACAGAAGTTATTAAATTCCTTCTCCGACTGTTTAAGCGCCGCATTCTCCGCTGCCAGCGCCGCGCACTTGGCCTCCGCTTCAGCAAATTTACGCACCAGATATTCAGCGTTTGTTTCGTTAACCTTTAAATCTCGTGGGATGCATTTACCTTTCAGAAAACCATCCATCTCAATTAGTGACATTTGTTTCATTTCTTCCCACTCCGCAGCATCGCATTCAGATATTTGTTTTGATTCACTGATGGAAACGAGTTTCTCTTAAGCAATTCCTCTCTCGATGGCATTGGCTTTACGCGTTGGCGAATAATCATTTCTGCCGGAAGAATGCCGGGATTGTATGCAAGTCCTCTCATGGTAAATTCCTCAGTCATTACTGATAGCGCCATAGCGTGAGCGGTAATTACGCAGGCGCGGGTCGATATATTCAGGGAAGTGGGTATATGTGGCTTTGCGGAATGGTCGGATTGATGTCTGGTAAATTCGCTCTCGTTCTTCTTTCTCTGCAAGCCATATACAGTGGCGAAATTCCTTTTCCTCTTTCGTTTCCTGCGGTAGCGACATTATCAGGTCGTAGTTTTTTCTGAATTTATCCAGCACCTCCGATACGGAATTGCCGGAACAGCGGCGCGGGTCATCCGCACCATACAGAGGCGCTGGCATAATGGAATCCTTATTTTGCTAATCTAGAATGGAATTGAATCGTCGTATTCAGGATGATTTTGATGATTGCTACTTTGCTGCTGTTGGCTGTTTCCTGAAGCTGCAAATCCAATCTTCGCATTCAGTAATTCAAGAGTGATTGATTGACCATTTTGCCCCTGATAAACATCAACCCTGATGTTTTCTCCGGTAATTTCTACAATGCCACCTTCAACAAGAACACTACGGTAGTAATCCGCTTGCGCTCCCGGCTTGGCAAATACAACGGCGCTGTAGTTTGTCCATTCTTTCTTTTTTGTCTGGCGATCGTAATACTGAACGCCAGCACGGATGTTGAATCCGATATTTTCCCCGGCCTGAAACTCTCTTGCGGGTTTGTTTAGTCTTACAGTAATCGAATGTGCCATTAAGCAGCCGCTCCTTCTAATTCGTCTCGTCTGATGTTGTAAACGTCCTGCGCTTTGTGCTGCTCCGGTGTGCCTTCGAGCATCTTCCACGCTTTGGCGAACGCCTGTTTAAGCTCTTCTACGGTGTTTTTCTGCAATGCTGCGTCAGTGAATGCTTTTAGAACCTGTTCAGGTGTAGGTGATGGTTTTGATTGCTTTGCTGCTGCGTTCTGCTGATGTTTATGCTCGTCGGTATCTGCATCTTTCGCATCATCAATGCCGAACAAACCATTGAGGCAATACTTGCGTGCATAAGAGCTTGTAGCTCCAGTAACTTGTGCAGAATCCATTCCTTTCTTGCTTTCTTCCTCTCGTGCAAGAGCGGTTGCCGTATGACTGTTTTCGCCATCGGTAATAGTTGCCGTGGCTTTCACGTAATACCGATCACCAATCAACACAACTTCATCGCTGATTGATAAAAACAGACCATTCAGTAACGGCTTAACGCCTTCAAGAATGTCTTCGCAGCTTCTGTATTTATATTTACCGAATGAGTTGTACTGATTCTTTGGCGCATTCAGATTCTCCTGAATGGCTGCCAGTCTTGCGTAAAATTCTTTGCTCATATGTTTGTTCTCAGAATGGACATTCCCCAAGGAAATAACGCTGATTTAATACTTCGACTCGGGACAAATTAAGGCATACCCGCATTCCTTCGCGGTCGCCATTATGGCGATACCAGAGAGCTTTCTGCGTGTACATGCGTCTCTGTAACTTGCTCTCCTTCACTGTGGTTGCAAGTGACATGAATATCTCCTTCGTTGCCGATTAAATCTTTCATCTGACGAATGAATTCTTCGTCTGACCAGTTATCTGTGAAACTCATTTCCTGCGATACCACGGAAGGTTGATAGCTGATTTCATCGCTTTATTTGCTTCAAGCCACATTTTTGAATCACCAATAAATCGGGCTATTACTGCTTTGTTCTGTGCAGCACGAAGCATCTGGTGATTGATGGCTATTTCATTGCGCATAATAAGACCTCAACTCTTTTCCATCCGTCACGTAATTTACGGGTGATTCGTTCAAGTAAAGATTCATTTAGTTGGAAGGCACCCATGCGAGCGCCTCCCGCGATTGCGTAAATCATGGGTGGTTCCTTATGTTGGTTTTATTAGTAGGTTATTTTTGTTGCGAATACTTCGCCTTTTACGATGGCTGTTATGATATTTTTAGCAACATCTTCTGATGCGCCAACCTTGATAAGGTCAGCAAGTATTTTGTTATTTACTTCTTTCCGGTGAGCTTTATCCTTTGCTCTACGCTCTTCTTCGTCCTTGATTCTTTTTTCTTCTGCTATTCTGGCTTGCTCTTTTTCTTCAGCCTCGCGCCGGATTCGTTCTGCCTCCTCCTGTGCTTTTCGGCGTTCTGCTTCAATTGCTGCCTGCTTTTCTCTTTCAGCTCGTTCTGCTGCCTCTTTTGCTTCGCGCTGTGCTCGTCGCTCGGCTTCAATGCGTTCACGCTCTGCACGTTCCGCTGCGGCCTTAGCTTCTGCTTCTCGCCTTGCTGCTGCTTCAATTTCGGCTTTTGCCTTTGCTTCGGCTTCTGCTCTGGCTTTCTCTTCAGCTTCTTTTTTTAAGCGTTCTTCATGCTCTCGCTTTTCCTGCTCCGCTTTGAGTCTTGCCTCTTCTCTTTGGCGGTCAAATTCGCGATCCATCAAAATCGCTATTTCATGGTCAGACTCAATTTGCTTTGCGAGAGCTTCAGCTGCTGCCTTAGCTTCTTCTTCGGCTTTAATCCGTGCCTGTTCCTCCTCATAATCAGTAAGAGGCTGGCGCGCCTTGGCTTTCAGTTCATCAAGGCGATCGCGCACTGTCTTGCGGTTGGCATCAATTAGCTTTGGAATTTCCTTCAGTTCAGCAACAAGGTCTTTGCCAAGACCATCGAGATATGTTTTCGTCTGCGCAACTTTATACGCCAGAGAAGCGATCTCCTTTCTGCCCTTTGCCGTTGTGATATCAGGCACAAAGGACATAACTTCACGTTCAACCTTTTGGAGAATTTCTTCAATCTGGTCGGCAGACTGAAATACAGTCATTGCATTTGCTTTTTCAATAACAACTAAATCTGTTACTTCACTCATATATCCTCCATCAAAAAAAATTGCCCTCACACGGGAGGGCAAAGAAGATTTCCAATAATCAGAACAAGTCGGCTCCTGTTTAGTTACGAGCGACATTGCTCACATAGCAGACTCGTAAATCTGCTATAGGCGCTTATTCGCATCGCATGACAACATCAAATTTTTCGAGATTACTTTGTCGCAACAATCCTTCTTCGACGCGGTCAGCTTTTCTATAATTATCAAATTCGAAATGTTTAATTACTTCTTTCGTTTCTCGATCTATAACTTCAACAATGTATTTCTTATTCATTACTCATCACCTATGGCTTTTCTGATTGCTGCGAGACCTTTATTAACAGCTCCATACCATTCTGGATATGTTGTCGTTGTTCTATTTTTGGATTGCTTAAGTAATAACTGAAGTGCTTCGAGAAGGTCAGGTGCTGCCGCTATTAGATTGGCATCTTCAATGCATTGAACTTCCTCACAGATTGCAATATACGAACGCCAGCCTGCGCCATTTTCAAGTGAGTCTGCCTGGATGATTTTAATCTCATCGCCATCCATCATTATTTCCCATTTACCTTCAGTACCTTTAAATTCCATGTTAGCCTCTGTTGTTAGTGCCAAAAATAAAGGCCACCATCAGGCAGCCTTGTTGTAAATGTTGCAGGTATCAAGTAAGTAATTAGATGGAGCGCCATAAATTATGAATTCATCGTTTGTAGGGTCAATCTCCATCTCTTGGCCTATTGCCATTCTTGCGTCAGTGTCATCAGCGGCGAAGCATAAAACAGCCCACGCCCCCATTGTTTTAAAAAGAACTGCAATTGGCTGTGGTTTTACTGAATTTGCGTTAGCGCGAAAATCACAAATCGCACTTTCATGAAATTCCATATCTCACCTCAATCGTAATAAGCTGGAATTGATTTTCCGCGTTGCTTCTGGCGGCCTGAACAGGTCACACCCATTTCACTGTGTGGCTTGCTGTAATAAATTCGGTTAGTTCAGACAATAAAAAACCCACCGAAGTGGGCTATGACCATTTTTTATTTGGATTTCGTTGGTGAGCGTGATTAACAACTCTGTGCATTACATCCTCATATTTTTCATCTTCAATTTTTTCGACATCGCGAGGAAATGGTGTTGCTAATGCTTTGTCAACTTTGTCCATTGGGTCTTCATTAATCTTATATTCAGGACCGTCATCTATAGCATTAAATCCAGGTGTTACACCGTTTTTTAATGCATATGCTATCCTCTTTTCCCATCTCGCTATTCTCCTCCTGTCTCGAGATGTAAGACCTCTATCAGATACTTTTCTGTTTTGTCCGCGGTCAGGATTAACATAAATAGTCTTTTTCACCATAAGCATACTCAATAAGCACCGTACGGTAGTTTACTGTACAATTTTATTTTTTGGACTGCATGTATTTTGTTTCCTAACGGGTTTGAATCTTTGTAATAAATACTTCTATTTTTTCGAACGACTTCTTCTTTCTTCTTGCAGCAAAGGCTTCCTAGTGATGCTGCTTTGTCTGCTCTGACGCAACCAGAGAGCTTTAGCGCAATTTTTCGCGCCAGTGCTTCATTACTGCGTCGCTCGGCAATAAGTTCTGCTCTGCGAGCTTTGTAGCGGCTTTTTGCCGTACCTTTGGATTCTTTCCAGACAATGGTTACCATGATGGTCTCCTTTAAGTGGCTTTGGCGCATGACGCGTCGAGGTGCTTATCTTCTCGATCGCTGTCTTGCAGCTGCAATTCGCGCCATCCCCAAAACCACTCAAGTTCTGGTCTCAACGGTTAGGTTGAGAGTCCGTCGATGTTAAAGAGCCTGCCAATCTGTTCCGTTTGGCTTCCAGCGTCCTGCTGATGGCTTAAATTTAAGACTTCTTAATTTATTGGTCAAGTGCATTTTTGAAGAAAACTTAATTTTATGGGCGTGAATTTAGTTTATCCTTGATTTTTAACGGGAAATAAAAAAGGGGCGAAAGCCCCTTAAGGAAGGTTTGCTAGCTTGGCATCAACGACAACGCCAATGATTTTACAGTTCCCATTGATTTCAATCATTGGGTATTGTGGATTGAGTGGTTTCAGGAATTTTCTACCGGCATCAATAACTAACTTTTTGAATGTCGCCTCGTTTTCTCCTTCAAGTTTGGCGACTACCAGCTTTCCATTACGTGGTTCGACTTCTGGGTCGACGAGAATAATCATCCCCTCAGGAATACTCAGTCCTGCCGGGGCAGTCATTGAATCGCCTTTAACGTCGAGCCAAAAAGAGTCTTCAGAACAATCTACCGTTGTGTCGTACCAGTTATCTATTGCACGCCTATGATATGGCTCTACAGCTTCCATCCAACATCCTGCGCTTACCCAACTAATTAGAGGATACGAACCTCTTGGATCATGCCTGCTGTGATAGGCAATGTTTGAAAGACTATCCTCTCCTTTCAACAGGTAATCAGGGGAGCACTGCAAAGCCTTGGCTAAGGCCAATAGGTTTTCGCCATTGGGCTCAGTTTCAGATCGCTCCCATTGGGAAATAGCAACATTAGACACGCCAACCATCTTGCCAAGGGCAGCCTGCCTAATCTTGAGTTCTTTTCTGCGAGCGCGAATACGCTCACCCATCAGTTGTGTATTCATAGTTAAGACATCTTAAATAAACTTGACTTAAGATTCCTTTGGTGGATAATTTAAGTGTTCTTTAATTTCGGAGCGAGTCTATGTACAAAAAAGATGTTATTGACCACTTCGGAACCCAGCGTGCTGTTGCTAAAGCACTAGGCATTAGCGATGCAGCAGTCTCTCAGTGGAAAGAAGTTATCCCAGAGAAAGACGCCTATCGATTGGAAATCGTTACAGCTGGCGCCCTGAAGTATCAAGAAAGTGCTTACCGCCAAGCGGCATAAGCAAATTGCTCTTTAACAGTTCTGGCCTTTCACCTCTAACCGGGTGAGCAAACATCAGCGGCAAATCCATTGGGTGTGCCGCTATAACTCAATATCAATATAGGAAAATTAACAAATGGCACAAGCAAGCTACAGCAAGCCAACACAGCGAGAAATTGATCGCGCTGAAACTGATTTACTCATCAACCTGTCAACGCTTACCCAGCGCGGTCTGGCAAAGATGATTGGCTGTCATGAATCGAAGATAAGCAGAACGGACTGGAGATTTATTGCTTCGGTTCTGTGTGCTTTCGGAATGGCATCAGACATCAGTCCGATTAGCAGGGCTTTTAAGTATGCGCTTGATGGACTCGCAAAGAAAAAATCCCCGGCTGCCACCGAGGATTCTGAGCAAATTGATATGCAATTCTGAGGTCATTACTGGATCAATCCACAGGAGTAATTATGACAAAACGTCGTAAGAAATACCAGGAAAAAGAAGAGATTCGACACCCTGATTCACCTGAGGGATTAGTGGTAGCCGCAGCAAATAACAGGGCGTTCGCAGAGCGCCTTGTTGGTGTTTACAGACTAGCCAAAGCAGGAGTGAAACATGGGCGTCGTTAAGTTAGCTGATTACAGGCCTCAACTGGAGGTCGTGGAGCATCGCGTGGCAGAACTCGAAGATGGCTACACTCGGACTGCAAACACACTGTTAGAAGCCGCCATGCTTTCTGGACTTACTCTACATCAGTTACTGATTGTTATGGCTGTGTGGCGCAAGACATACGGTTACAACAAAAAAATAGATTGGATCGGAAACGAACAGTTCGCTGAACTCACTGGCATGGCACCAACCAAATGCTCTACCGCCAAAAACGAGCTTATCAGAATGGGAGTTCTCATTCAGGTGGGGCGTCAAGTTGGTATGAATACAAACATTTCCGAGTGGAAAACGAAAGTTAACGGATTCGGTAAAACATTTACTAATTCGGTAAAACAAACCTTCACCAAATCGGTAAAAAGCAATTTACCGAATCAGTCAAACACAAAAGACAATATACAAAAGACAATAAATACAAATACCCCCTTACCCCCTAACGGGGGCGGCGATGGGCAGGTTAAACCTGAACGTCGCAAGGCAGAACGAATCGACTACGAATCCTTCCTGAACGCCTACAACACCGAAGTCGGTGACAGACTTCCACACGCTGTTGCGGTCAACGAGAAACGCAAACGCCGCCTGAAGAAAATCATCCCGCAACTGAAAACGCCAAACGTGGACGGTTTCAGAGCGTATGTCAGGGCGTTTGTACATCAGGCCAAGCCGTTTTACTTCGGAGACAACGACACTGGCTGGACGGCAGATTTTGATTACCTGCTGAGGGAAGATTCGTTAACGGGAGTACGGGAAGGGAAGTTTGCAGACAGGGGGATTGCATGAGACAGGATATCGAAGCGAGCGTTATCGGTGGCCTGCTGATTGGTGGATTAACTCCAACCGCCAGCGACGTTCTGGCAACGCTGGAGCCGGAAGCGTTTTCAATTCCGCTCTACCGGAAAGCCTTCGAGGTTATCCGCAAGCAGGCGAGAAACAGAAACCTAATCGATGCGCTGATGGTTGCCGAGGCGTGCGGAGAGGAGCATTTCACGTCAATCCTGATGACCAGCAAAAACTGCCCGAGTGCCGCAAACCTGAAGGGATATGCCGGAATGGTCGCGGATAACTATCACCGCCGTCTGGTGCTGGAAATCATAGATGAAATGCGTGAACCAATCCAAAGCGGAACCATCGACGCATCGAGTCAGGCGATGGATGAACTTGTAAAACGTCTCTCAGCCATCAGAAAACCCCGTGACGAGGTTAAACCTGTACGGTTAGGGGAAATCATCACCGACTACACTGACACGCTTGACAGGCGTCTGAGGAACGGAGAAGAGTCCGATACCCTGAAGACCGGAATCGAAGAACTTGATGCCATCACCGGAGGGATGAACGCGGAAGACCTGGTGATAATCGCTGCTCGTCCTGGTATGGGGAAAACCGAACTGGCGCTGAAGATTGCCGAAGGCGTTGCAAGCCGCGTTATTCCTGGTTCTGACGTCCGGCGCGGGGTATTGATTTTCTCAATGGAAATGAGCGCATTGCAGATTGCAGAGCGAAGCATTGCCAACGCCGGGAGGATGTCGGTTAGTGTGCTGCGAAATCCTGCAGCGATGGATGACGAAGGCTGGGCGCGCGTTGCTAACGGCATGAGTCAGCTTGCAGATTTGGATGTATGGGTAGTCGATGCCTCGCGGTTATCGGTAGAAGAAATTCGCTCAATCGCAGAACGGCACAAACAGGAAAATCCAAACCTGTCACTCATCATGGCGGATTATCTTGGCCTGATTGAGAAGCCGAAAGCAGATCGCAACGACCTCGCAATTGCTCACATCTCCGGAAGCCTGAAGGCGATGGCGAAAGACCTGAAAACGCCCGTTATCTCCCTGAGTCAGCTTTCGCGCGATGTTGAGAAGCGACCAAACAAACGCCCGACAAACGCAGATTTGCGTGATTCAGGAAGCATTGAGCAGGACGCAGACTCAATCATCATGCTCTATCGGGAAGCGGTATATGACGAGAACAGTAGCGCCGCGCCATTTGCTGAAATCATCGTGACGAAAAACCGTTTTGGCTCGCTTGGTACAGTTTACCAGCGGTTCTGTAACGGACACTTTGTTGCATGTGACCAGGATGAAGCCAGACAGATTTGCACAGCATCAAATGCACCTGCTGCGCGTGGCAGACGATATGCACAAGGGGCTGACGTATGACCATCTACATCACTGAGCTAATAACAGGCCTGCTGGTAATCGCAGGCCTTTTTATTTGGGGGAGAGGGAAGTCATGAAAAAACTAACCTTTGAAATTCGATCTCCAGCACATCAGCAAAACGCTATTCACGCGGTACAGCAAATTCTTCCAGACCCAACCAAACCAATCGTAGTAACCATTCAGGAACGCAACCGCAGCTTAGACCAGAATCGAAAGCTTTGGGCTTGCCTTGGTGACGTCTCTCGTCAGGTTGAATGGCATGGTCGCTGGCTGGATGCAGAAAGCTGGAAGTGTGTGTTTACCGCAGCATTAAAGCAGCAGGATGTTGTTCCTAACCTTGCCGGGAATGGCTTTGTGGTAATAGGCCAGTCAACCAGCAGGATGCGTGTAAGCGAATTTGCGGAGCTATTAGAGCTTATACAGGCATTCGGTACAGAGCGTGGCGTTAAGTGGTCAGACGAAGCGCGACTGGCTCTCGAATGGAAAGCGAGATGGGGAGACAGGGCGGCATGAGACGACAGCGACGAAGTATCACCGACATAATCTGTGAAAACTGCAAATACCTTCCAACGAAACGCTCCAGAAATAAACGCAAGCAAATCCCAAAAGAATCTGACGTAAAAACCTTCAACTACACGGCTCACCTGTGGGATATCCGGTGGCTAAGACATCGTGCGAGGAAATGACAATGGATTATTCACAGTTAAGTGATTTTGAAATTAACTTAAAAATCGCGCATATCGTGCTAGGAAAAAACAATTACGACTGGGATCCAGAAAAGAAAGAAGTTTGCTTAGCTGGAATTGATGGTGGTGAGTTTTTGCCTTGTGGATATTTCGACCCATGTAATAGGGCCGCTGACGCATATCCGATCATCACTGAAAACAAAATTAGCACCATGTGGATGACAGCGGAAAAAGAATGGTGCGCATGGTCAGGAGGTGATTTAGAGGAAGGTTGTTGGGTTCCTGACTACTGCTTCTGCGGTGAATCGCCTCTCCGCGCAGCCATGATTGTATTTCTAATGATGCAGGTCGCTAATAATGCTTAGCCCATCCCAAACCCTTCAATACCAGAAAGAAAGCGTCGAGCGAGCTTTAACGTGCGCTAACTGCGGTCAGAAGCTGCATGTGCTGGAAGTTCACGTGTGCTCAGATTGCTGCGCAGAACTGATGAGCGATCCGAATAGCTCAATGTACGAGGAAGAAGATGATGGCTAAACCAGCGCGAAGACGATGTAAAAACGATGAATGCCGGGAATGGTTTCACCCTGCATTCGCTAATCAGTGGTGGTGCTCTCCAGAGTGTGGAACCAAGATAGCACTCGAACGACGAAGCAAAGAACGCGAAAAAGCGGAAAAAGCAGCAGAGAAGAAACGACGACGAGAGGATCAGAAACAGAAAGATAAACTTAAGATTCGAAAACTCGCCTTAAAGCCCCGCAGTTACTGGATTAAACAAGCCCAACAAGCCGTAAACGCCTTCATCAGAGAAAGAGACCGCGACTTACCATGTATCTCATGCGGAACGATCACGTCTGCTCAGTGGGATGCCGGACATTACCGGACAACTGCTGCGGCACCTCAACTCCGATTTGATGAACGCAATATTCACAAGCAATGCGTGGTGTGCAACCAGCACAAAAGCGGAAATCTCGTTCCGTATCGCGTCGAACTGATTAGCCGTATCGGGCAGGAAGCAGTAGACGAAATCGAATCAAACCATAACCGCCATCGCTGGACTGTCGAAGAGTGCAAGGCGATCAAGGCAGAGTACCAACAGAAACTCAAAGACCTGCGAAATAGCAGAAGTGAGGCCGCATGACGTTCTCAGTAAAAACCATTCCAGACATGCTCGTTGAAGCATACGGAAACCAGACAGAAGTAGCACGCAGACTGAAATGTAGTCGCGGTACGGTCAGAAAATACGTTGATGATAAAGACGGGAAAATGCACGCCATCGTCAACGACGTTCTTATGGTTCATCGCGGATGGAGTGAAAGAGATGCGCTATTACGAAAGAATTGATGGCAGCAAATACCGAAATATTTGGGTAGTTGGCGATCTGCACGGATGCTACACGAACCTGATGAAAAAACTGGAGACGATAGGATTCGACACCAAAAAAGACCTGCTTATCTCGGTTGGCGATTTGGTTGATCGCGGTACAGAGAACGTCGAATGTCTGGAATTAATCACATTCCCCTGGTTCAGAGCTGTACGTGGAAACCATGAGCACATGATGATTGATGGCTTATCAGAGCGTGGAAACGTTAATCACTGGCTGCTTAATGGCGGTAGTTGGTTCTTTAATCTCGATTACGACAAAGAAATTCTGGCTAAAGCTCTTGCCCATAAAGCAGATGAACTTCCGTTAATCATCGAACTGGTGAGTAAAGGTAAAAAATATGTCATCTGCCACGCCGATTATCCTTGTGACGAATACGAGTTTGGAAAGCCAGTTGATCATCAGCAGGTAATCTGGAACCGAGAACGAATCAGCAACTCACAAGACGGGATCGTGAAAGAAATCAAAGGAGCGGACACGTTCATCTTTGGTCATACGCCAGCAGTGAAACCACTCAAGTTTGCCAACCAGATGTATATCGATACCGGCGCAGTGTTCTGCGGAAACCTCACATTGATTCAGGTACAGGGAGAAGGCGCGTGGGCATAAGAGAACTAAACCTCACCAAAGAGCAGCACGAGTGGCTGAATGGCTGGCTTGAACTGTGGGGCGCATGGGTTTATTCAGGTCGTCTGGAAAAGCGCATGAGCAGCGTAATAGCGAAGTTCATGGAGAGCGTAGAGCCGGGAAGAGTTATGACAAGGCCAATGTGTAATGATGATGATGGAATGTTGATTTCTCAGGTCGTCGATTCCGTCATGTACATTGACAAGAAAGCCTTTGGCATCCTCCTCAGCTACTACGCCCACGGCTCTTCCAAGCACGCCATTGCATCTTACTATCATCGCGTCGCAAGACCTCGCAAGATGTTATGCCGGGGCGGCGGGCGCATTCAAAAACCATCGCTCGCAACCTGTCGACGGGAAGTTGACGAAATCCTCAATGCCTCGTTGTTTATGATTTACCCGGTTCTGGATAGTGCGTTTAAAAACCGGAAACGTGTAGAGAAAATTAAACATGTAGCATAG